AGATTTATTTACGGAGTGGTGGCCAAAGTAAGAACCCTTTTATATTTGCCTTCCTCGCTCAAATGGATGTTGCCTTCCAGCCATCGGATGTAGTCCCTTGATTTCTCCAAGTCAAATAAGGAGCCCAGCGTTTCCCTTGCTATACGCAGGGCGATTAAGTCTATTTCGTTAAGTTGAGCGATGTATGCGTCCATTTTGTTTATTGTTATTTATTTTTTGTTTTGAAAGTTTTCAGTTTTTCACGCTACGTATTTCGCTACGACGTAGTCCGAGTTGCCTCCCATCTCCGCCTTGAACTTACCGATTAAATCTTGGAATTGGCGTGGCGTAGTATAGCCCATCTTATACGTTTCAATCCTCATCACGCACCATCGCCCGCAAGTCTGTATCTTGGAACCCAGTTTTTGTAATTTTTTATTGTTCCAAACAACGCTAAATCCTTCCTGCTCCGCTATATCCATCAAGCGGGTCATCTCATTCGTATTTTGTCCCAAGATTACCCTCGCCATTCGGGTTATAAACTTCCAATCGGTATCCCACTTGGCTCCGTATGAGTTGAAATATTCTATCGTCTTATCTGCTGTCCTCATCACCAACACCCAGTGCCCTGCGTTGAAGCGGTCTTCTATCAATATTATTCTAAAGTCCCCCACCTTCGGCAACAACTCTTGTATCCTGTTATAATTCTTCAAGTCGCTATATTTGATTATATCCTCCTTATCTATCCCCGTATGCTTCTTCAAGTCGCCATCCGACAACGGAGTTTCTAAACGTTCCTTGATTATCTGTTCTTCGGACATTGCTGTATAGTATAGATTATTATTTAATTTTTAATTAATAATCCAATTAATTCAAATAAGTATTTAAGCATTATTTTAATATAAAGAAAATGTCCGCTAATTGTATAAGAATGGTTCATTACGAAAATGATTATAAGTGGGGAAGAGAGCAAGAGAATAAATGTTTTCCAATTGTTGCCGAGTTTTTTGGCCGAAATATTGTTCAGTCCGTTAGCCAATATGATAAGTGGGATGGTCGCTGTTCCGTTGCGAATTACGAGTTGAAGAGCCGTCATATTGCGTCCGATACTCACGAGAGTTGTATGATTTCCTTTAACAAATGCGGGCAGGAAGAGGGCAAGCAGACCATCTTGCTGTTCAACTATACCGATGGCCTTTACTACGTTGAGTATAACGACGATATTTTTAACAACAGCAAAAATGAGATTTTCTGTAGGGACGATATTGCGGGTGCCGAGAAGATGACCCTCTACATCCCAAGGAGGTTTTTACAGGTTATTAAGATGTGGCCAAAGGAGATGCCCGCTATATTCAAGCACCTTCAGGCTCGCCGATGTCTGATTGATGTGTCGGCAATGTAGGAAACGAATGTAGGAATGTAGTTAGTGTAGGATATTTCACTCAAACTCCTATAGAAAAAAGTTCAAAAATAATTTCCCACTCCAAAAAAAAAGTTCAAAAACCGATTTAGAACCCCTATATCCTACACTACCTACATTTCCTACATTGAATAAAAAAAGGGGAATAGACTTACATTCTTGAAAGCCCCTTTCATTATTTTTGATTAATTAATTATACTAAAACATACAAGATATACAAATATACAACATACAAACAAAGCAAGGATACAGACATATATATAACATTTATAAATCTTTGCGGAACTGACTGAACTTACCCCATTTAACACCTTCGCCACCGAACTCCCAATGAACCCCGCCAGCCCTCTTCTCCCAGCCCATTGACCCGAACCTCAACTTACCTCCATTGCGACCAATCTCGGCGACGGCATTTCTATAGCACTCGTGGCCAACTGGGGACTTCCAACGCTGGAGGCACTTCTCGCATACTGAAGCCCAAGAATGCTCATCGGGAAGCATCTTAAACTGACGGCGGATACAGGCTTCAAAGACCCAGATGGCGTCCTCTTCGGCTTTGGACGGAGCAGGCAAATACTGGGGCTTCGCAGACGGCGAGCACTTCTGATGCTCTTTAATCATCTGATAGACTGGGAAATCAAAATCAACGACCTCACCATCCCTCTCAACCCAGAAATGCCCATCAATACAAGGAAAGCCTGCCTCGGGCACCTCTCGCTCATCAACGAAATCCCAATGAACGCCTTGGATAAAATCCACCTCCTCAACTTCAGGACGGATGAACTTGAACTTAATTTTGCCCTCCTTCCACGCCTTGAGATACTTCTTGGCGGGCTTATCCACCGACATACGGGTCGGGGCTGACCTGCCTTCATTATTCAACTGGATTTTCTCGGCTCTCGCATCTCCTTCGGCACCCATCTTGACCCAATGCTCCCTCTTATTATTGGGATGGCCGAACCACCAATGGATTTTACCTTGACCCTCTTCAATCGCACCGAGGAAGCCCCAATGGACTTTACCTCCGTGAATATGATGCTGGATAACCATATTCTGGACGCAACTGAAGCCATCAAAATCATCAATATCATTATACTTCAACCACTCGGCGATGGCCTCGGCATCACTGGAAACGCCATATCTATCCTTCCACTTGGCGACGCAGATGGCCTTGGCTTCTAATATGAAGGCCTCGGCTTGGGCACCCTCTATCTTCTGATAATAAGGGATTTGACCTCTGGCCTCAAAGATTTTACAGATTTTCTCACCTGTAAAATCATTCAAGATTTCACCTTCTTTTTCTATCCAGAAATGCCCGTCGTAACAACGGGACTGGGCACTTCTCTGGACACCTTCAAGCCTTACAACGGACGGCACTCCATTCTTGAAGGATAGACCCGCTCCTGCGATGGCGGACGACATATTGCCTCCTATCATACTCTGGACTTCGGCGATTGATTGATTTCCTCCGAAAATTACTTTGAACGACATCTTAATTTGAATTAACTTAACTGGATTATATTTATACAATAATCTACTTTGGCTAAAATTATTTCAATTTTTTTTCTTTACTTAAAATAATGAAAATACTGAAAATCTATAATTTTGGAATTGCTTGAGGCTTTGGGATTTAATAATTATAAATTGAATTATAAAATTAATTAGTAATTCAATTTTTTTTAAAACACTAATTAAATGGCTTCACTACAAAATATTGATGATTTTATTTTAATGCTTTCTTTATTTTGGAGAATAAAGATTTCAATTTTTTGGCTTTCGGACTTTGATAAAATTGGTGTTCAATTTTATCAACTTTGCTTAATCTGATTTATTATTTTATACCTTCTACAAAAAAGCAAAAAAAGAGTTCAATTTTACGTTTTTTTTGATTTTATTCGTCCTCTTTTTTGATATAATTATTTTGAGCAGTTTCCACCGAAGTGCCCATCGCTAATGTATCGGCCTTCAACTCGGACGCCTCCTTACCATACTTGTCCGTCAAGAATATGGCTCTCAATAGGGAACATCCTATCTTTTTTCCGAATATCTTGTTTAATATTCGGGTCATATCGGTGCTTGTAGCAACAGGTGAGCCGTCGTGATAGACCAAGAAGTGAATGGGTGCCTCGGGTGCCTTCTTCGCCTTCAACTCTTTGGCCTTGGGATGAAACTTGAAATAAAGTTGTAGGATTTCCTTGAGTGCCTCTGGAATATCCAACGTCTGCTTGGAATATTTCTTCTGGGTCTTGAAATTGTTGAAAATCCACTTCCAGTCGGTCTGGTCTAAATAGTTGCTGTCGGTGCTTTCAGGCTCCTTCCTTACGATAACCATCTCCGTATAGTCCCTATTTCTACGGGGTGCTTGGAGAGTGTAGAGGGACAAGACGACCAAATGTAGGAGTTTATTATATTCGTCTTCATTAATCTTTTTCTTGTTTTGGATGGCGGGGATTATTTCCTTCAGTTTCTCTAAAACTTCATTTACTTCATCTTGGGACGACCAGTTCTCTTTTACCTTCTCGGACTTCTCGGTGTTGTCCTTGAGGTCTTTATTCAAGGCCATCAGATGCTCGTAGTATTTGCTGTATAGTTTCTTGGACTTGGCCTCGGGTCTGTCCTTGAGGGCACTTACGATGCTGATTAAGTAAGTTCGGCGGGTGTTCGGCTTCATCTCGTTCATTCTTTCTAAAACATCTGGCTTATCCAAAAACTTCAGATTTTTTATTTCTTTTCCGCCGTTCAGTTTCATTAGATTAAATAAATACAATTTCCTTGATGTTGCTGAAATGTTTGGCTTGTTTGAAAATGGGTCAAAGGTTTTTACTTCGTCGGTCATATATTAATCTATTAGATTATAATATTGGATAATGTTTATATTAGTTCTAAATCCAATTAAAAAATATACGGCCATTATATAAATGAGTGGCTCTTACTTTACTTTGAACGCTAAATATAACTCGTTGTTGGCCTTGTTCAACCAGTTCTTCCCTTATCCTCCGTCACCCTATCCGCCACCTGCCGATGTAATGACCCTATCTACAGCCCAGACAGCAACGGGCTTGAAGACGTTTAGCACTCTGCCCCAATCCAGCGTTGTCCCTACTATTGGTGCCCAGTTGGTGAATAAGACCTACGTGGATAGTGCGGTTCCGACCCCAGTGAATGCGGTTACAATTGATGGCTCCCAGACGCTTCTAACGGGTATTAAGACCTTTACCAATTTGCCTGATTGTAGTGCTGTCCCGATTTCGGGGTCGCAATTGGTGAATAAGACCTACGTGGATGGAGTTACACCTGCGACCGCAACCAATCTTGCTGGTGGTGTAGCCTCTCAAATCCCCTACCAATCTGCTCCGAGCACCACGTCATTTATTGCGAATGGGACAGCAGGACAATATCTCCAATCCAACGGAGCATCGGCACCTTCGTGGGCGACAATTCCAGTAATACCATCAACCCCCAATTTGTCTGCTGTTCTCACCGCTGGAAATACTGCGAATACAGGTATAAATATGAACGGATTTTCAATAAATAATATCAACACCCTCACCACCAATCAGGCAGGATTAAACTTTTTACCTCAAGCAACAATTCAGGCAATCAGTAATACTCCAATAAACATTCCAGTATATGGAGGCGACCATCAGATATTATTAAAATCAGCTCCAGTCCCCATTATTGATACGTTAGTCGTTCAAACGCAGTTCATCAGTTCATCGGGTTCTATAGTTTGCTCCGCTGTTGGTAATGGTTTTCAGTGGTTGGGGACGAATAATGGAGAAATATTTTGCTACGATAGTTCTATATCTAATTGGACGCTGGTCGCTCAATTCAACGGAGTAATCACTGCTCTTTACTACGCTGTTGGGTATGACCGCCTCTACATCGGAGGCAGTTTTAATAGTTGTTCTAATCCGAGCAGTGGTAATACATACGGAAATGTAGCGTATATTCCAACACCCTCTACCTCTCTAATAATCCCCGACAACTTGATTTGGTCGGGTGCTACTGCTGGTGGGTTTAATAGTGGTGTTAATGCTATAACGGGTGATGGTGCTGATAATGTTTATTTTGGAGGTAATTTTACTAATAACGCCGACGCTACACTAATATTAAATTATTTTGCGTGTTACGACCAAGCAACCAACGTTGTAGTTGCGATAGACAGCAATTCCAGCAACGGGTTTAATGGTGCTGTTTATAATTTGGACTGGTTGTTGGGGTCAATATGTGCTACGGGTAATTTTACTACTATTACGACGAGCGGTATTCCTACTACAAGTTTTTATTGCGTTGTTTTCGCCATTAGCGGAAACCTTGTTAGTTCTGTAAGTGCTCTTGATGGAGCAAGCACTAATCTATCCACTGGTATTAATGGATACGACTTTATTGATAATGATGGTTCAGAGTTCCTCGTTGTTATAAATCAAAGTTATACTTCTCCCGCATCTGGAACTATATATAATTTAATAAGAGTTTCTACAAATGGAATATCATCAGTGTCGGGGTCTAATTCTATATTTAACCCAATTACAAGTTTTTTTAGAAAGGTATCTACGGGAACCACTCACGCCCTTACCACTGGACTTGATTATTATATTGATAGTGCTCTTGCTACGGCGATGGGTAATTCGTATTTTACATTCAATTATATCGGGTCGGATACAATATATTTCAATCTACAAGGAGTAGGGTCGCAGTGGGCGTTTGTCGGTGCTTCTTACAACAATTTTCTTCTCGGGGGAGGACGACAAATCCTTTGGTATAACGGGGCAGTATTTACTACTGGGTATCTCGCTCAAACACCCGTTAATGGAGCAAATCTATTGTTGAACTGGAATGGAACATATTACGTTCAGATATGTAGTATTGGTTCGCCTACAAGTTGGAACCCCTACACTTAAAATATCTGGTAATTATAAATGATGAAATCAGAGAACGATTTGCCGACACTTCAGGAAGCCTTCTTGGGCGAGAACCGCAGGATTAAAGCGATGATTAAAGACCAGAATTGCGTCATCGCCTTTATTTTAGGATGTTTGCTCGTTGGGGGCATCGTTTTACTTTGCGTATGTATATTATAATGGATTACGAAATCAAAGATTTTGTTGCTGACGTCACCTTCTGGACAGGTATAATAATAATGGCTTATATTATAACAGAATGCCGAATTGGAATGACGACGCAGAGCGGGTATTAGAGTTAATCCGCCAAAATAGCGTGTTGCTGTCGCAGTATCACGCTTCAAGGTATTACCATTTTAAGGGTTATTTGAAATACTTTAAATTACCATTAATCGTATTATCGTCGCTGACGAGTATCGCCTCAATGGGCTTAACCAATTATATGAAACAGGATGATATATCCTTGCTTACTTGTTTGCTGTCCCTTACATCCGCTATTATCGCATCAATAGAAATGTATCTCGGAATTAATCGCCAAATGGAAGATGAATTGTTTGTTAGTAAATCATTTCAAATACTTTCCTACGATATATTTAAAACGCTTGCTTTAGAACGGGCTCATCGTTTAGAAGATGGAGGTGAATATTTAAATAAAAAATACAATACGTATATTAAATTGGTGGAGAATGCGAACTTGGTAAGGAATAAAAAAATAATAGACCAGTTGGCTCCAATACCAGACGATATTAAGTTGCCCGTTACACCCTCCAGTGCTTCATCTGAACGCTTCGGGGTTGAACGGGTTGAGAACGCCGTGTAATAATCTAATAATAAATATAATTAAAAATATAGTAATTAATTATATAAATGGGATTGTATCTTTGTCGTTGTTGGGATAGTTTTTGGGAAAGACGTGCGATGAATAATATTCCTGAAAGCCAGCGGAGTATAATGAGTGATTTAGGCAAAATGGGATTAATCGTTTAATCTGATTAATTATTATATACCTATTAATTATATAATGATTGGAGGAGCAAACAAATGGACTGCGTGGGTTAGAGAATGGGCAGAAAAGAATGATGTTACTTATTCGTGTGCTGTATCTATTCCCGAATGTAATCAAGAATATCACGCCAAGTATGGAACAAGACCATCAAAGAAAACGTTGGAACGCCAGCAAGCAAGAAAAGCCGTTCAGACAGGCAAGAAACAAACCAAGGCTCAAGCATCCCTCGCCGAAATGGGTAAAACGGCAAAAGCAAAGGTTGCTGTTGCGTCGGCCGTTGTTGAAAAAATCAAGAAACGCAGGGGTCGCCCTCCAAAGGTCGCCGAGCCAGAAGCCGATTTTGAAATCACTCCAGTGAAGCGTATGGCTCCGCCTTCAACACCGCCTCCTATCTCCAAGGCTCAAGTGGAAGCAGTGAAATCAAAAATGTCCCCTCCAGAAGACAGCAAAGCCAGAAAAGCCCAAGCGAACCGAGATAGGATGGCCAAGTTGCGAGCCGAACGAAAAGCCCAAGGTGTATCCGCTACAGGCAAGACGAAAATGGCGAAGAAAGCAGACAACATCACCCTTGAAGTAATGGAGATTGCCGAGCCGACCCAATCCACCAAACAGGGCTTCAGCCAGAAGACCATTGATGAGGTGAAATCTGCCCTACTTGCGAGGGTTGCCTTGGCGAAAGAAATCCCTCAAGTCGCTACAGCAAGCCCTACATTGGTGCCGACCGCTCCCGCTGTTTCTGCCGATTTTTACGACGCTGTTCCACCTGCCGATTTAAGACGAATTGTAATGGCGTGGTTCAGTAATTTTACCAAGACGAAAGGTAAGTTCTCCAAGCAAACAACAGAAGATTTTTTTAAAAAAAGTGGAGCGGATATGATAAGAGAGTTTATAGATACTTATAGAAATATAAAAGCAGGAAACCCGAAAACTACTCAAATAAGTTGGAAATTGGCCGACCCTGATTTTACACCTGATAAATTATTAGAAGAAGTCAGAGCAAAAATGCCTCCGCCAAAACAACCAAAAGTAGCAAAAGTAAAGGCTGTTAAGAAAGCACTCAAGAGTGCCGACGTTGCGTCTTTTGTTGCTCCCCTCCCAGAAGATATAAGACGAGAGATACAGCGAAACCTACTTGCTCCTCAACCAAAAAATATTCTTCAGAAATATCTGATACGAGTTCCAAAGTTGAGAGAATACAAAGAACCAGATGATAGGTCTTTTAGTGGGTATGAAGGCAGATACTGGGGGGTGTATATGAGATTAGATAATGAAGCACTCGCAAGAGATTTAAAACTACCAGCCGACGTTCAGTTCCCGATAGATTTATTTGATACTCGTCCTACAAAACAACAACTTGTCCCAGCACCATTTCCCATTAAATCTGCCGAGGAGGTTTTGAAGAGGGTTCCATATGGTTTTACATACCACGAGGAGCAGACAATGCTTGATAAGTTTCGTGTATTGTTTCCCAGTGGTGTAAAAATGTATGATGAAACGCCGTTCTACGAAGAATTATTGCGGTGTATATTTGACCGCCATTTATCTGTTAGACTACAGAGAGAAATACTACTACCAGCAACTTCAACTTGGGATATTGGTGATAGTCCTTGGTCTGGTTATCAAAGAGATATTACCCCATACGCCGAACAAAAAAGAAAAGCAATGGTTAAGAGATTAAGTGTATTTTTTGATAATACCGAAGAGTTCCTTTCTAAAGAAAAAGTGGGAACAGCAAAAAAAACAGGCAAGGGTTTTTCAGGCGGTGCTGTATGCGAGCCTTGTTTGGCCGACTACGATATGATTATCAAGCACCTGTTGGAGCATATCAGCGACCCGAAAGAACCCGTTGATGGTAAGGATTTTGACCAAGCCATCCATTTCATCAAGCGTATCCGAAAGATGAAGGGCGGTTATTTTAAAATAGGTAGTCGCTCATTCGGTAAAAAGCACGGGGGTGCGTATGGCGACGATGATGAAGGCGAAACCGACCACGAGGATAACAGCGATGATGAAGAAGATGGATTGGAGGGCGACGAGATTATTGAAGACGACGAGAACCCGAACTTTCAACCCGTCCAGCCGTGGGTTCAGCCGATAGACCCCAACCAAGCCCAGATTGATGCCGAGGCCGACGCTCTCTTCGGCGGTTTCATCCGCAGAATGATGATGCGTCGTATGCGAGGAGCAGGCTGGGAAGAAAAGCCCGCCTCTTCAGGCAACGCATTCTTGGATACTATCACTGCTGTAGGTCACGACCTCGGCAAGGCTCACCCCGCCTCCAAGTATGTAAATCCCTTTGATGCTGGTTTCAAGTTCGGCGAGAAAGTGGTCGCTCCAGCATTGATGAAGACCAAACTCGGCAACCCCAAGACTGGAATATTCTCCAAGAAGTTTTGGACGATTAAGAAGAAACATCATTAAGTAGGGTTCGCCCTACTATATTAGAATTAACTATTAAAATAATATAAAGGTTTCCCTATATATTATACAGACGAACAATGAACAATCAACTTACTGAACAAGAAAAGAAGCAAAAGAAGAACGAATATATGAAGGCATATATGAAGGATTGGAAGAAGAAGAAATACGACGAGAACCCTGAACCCTTCTTGCGTAAGAACAAATCTCGGTATTTAGCCAAGACTACAGACGTGCCTGCCGAAGATGTAACCAAATATGGCGAGTTTTTATATAGTGTTAGAACCGCCGAGGCTTTGCTGTCTGAATTACTTACTAATAGACCCGACCTGTTGAGGGAGGTGTGCGTCCGAGCAGGCGTGAATGCTGGCCACCTCGTCCTACAAAATTGATTAAAATTATAATTTAATTCCAGAAAGCAAATTATAATTTTAAAACTTTACTGAATTATTGTCGGATTTTACATTCTAAAAAAAATTGATTTAAAATCGGCCAAATTAGTTAAACATTAAAGTATTGTTTAAAAACCATTTAAAAGAATGTCTATAGATATAATAAGAAAGATGAAAATGTTTAGCAACTATCAACCCCCTATTTATCCCTTACCAGTGCGTGAGTGCTTTGATGAAGATATGATGAAACCACTGCTTACTGACGACAACTTTGCTCGCAAAGATAGAGATAGGTTGTCGGCCTATAATAAACGCCGTCTAACGGGCGGTGCGGTTCCAGTATCATATCGTTTCGGCATCGGGTGCGAGGATTTGAGAATAGGTCGTGTATATCCTGAAGATGGTATCGGTCTTCAAGCATTCCGTTCTGATTTGCGGTCGCCGTTATTGGCGAAGCGATGTTGGGATGTAGATATGGTGAATGCCCATTGGAATATCGCTAATTGGATGGCGAAGAAATTAAATCTCAAGAATGAGAAGATAGAATATCTCTGTAAAAATCGTGCCGAAGTCTTGAATATCATTTCGGCAGATAAGAAGAAGTCCAAGACTGAACTCTTGAAGTGCTTGTATGGAGGTGAAATCAAGATGTATAAAGATGAATATAATGAAGTTGAAGGTGAGATGAAAATGGAGGGCATCGCCTTCTTGCGTGAGTTAGAGAAGGAGGTCAAGGTCTTGATGGATATGGTCTGGATGAATAATGAGCCTCTTCAGGTCTTGAAGATGGGTAAGGAGAAGAAGTCGGTGATGAAGAAGCCAAATCCCAAGGCCTCACTGATGTCCCTCGTATTCCAGTCCGAGGAGCGTAAGATTTTGGAGTTGATTGATTTCGGAATGAAGCAGAAAAATCGTCGTGTGAATACCTACATTCACGACGGATGTGCCGTTGAGAAACTTCCGAATGAATTGGAGTTTCCTTCCGATATTCTGACCGAATTATCCCAAGAAATTACCGAGCATACGGGCATTGATGTCCGCCTTGAGGTCAAGCCGATTGCGTATAATTGGACGCCTCCTATCAAGTCACTTTCGCAGTATCAACAACGCAAAGAAGAGTTTGAGAAGACGACTTGCTTGGTCGGCTCCGTCTATTATATCAAGCATTCTAACGGATGGGTGGAGGCAGTCAAGCCTTCCGATATGGTTATCCGTATGAGAAATAATTCTTGGATAGAGTTTGATGAAGATAAGAATAAAAATATAGAAGTATTCTTCTTGCCCGAATGGGAGAAGGATGTAAATCGTAAAGAGTATAAGCGTCTGGATTTCATTCCAAATATGGAGGAGTGTCCCGACCACGTGTATAATTTATTCAAGGGCTACGAAGCCGAGAAATATCGTCCGACCAAAGAATGGAGTGAAGCGGAGCAGAAAATCGCCGATGATGGACTGGCGATTATTCATCAACATATGAAATATCTGACGACTGGATATGAAGAATATTTGATGAAACTTCTGTCGTGGATAGTCCAGAAGCCAGACCAAAAATGCGGTATATCTCCCTTGTTTCGTGATGAGGCGGGTATGTTGAAGAAGGCAGGTGGGACGGGCAAGAATGTGTTCTTTGATGATTTGATTTCCAAGAATATTATCGGCAATAATTATTGCGTGAATGTTTCCAATAATGCCGAGTTGTATGGTAATTTCAATAGTCAGTTTGAGAATAAGATGTTTGTATTTGTTGAGGAAGCATCAGGCAAGGAAAATCATTGTAATGCGGACGTGATGAAGGCCAATATCACTCGTAAGAAGATGGTCGTCAAGAAGAAATGCGTGGCCGAGTATGAGATTAATGATTACGCCAATTACTTCTTTGCGACCAACAATCGTAATGCCCTCCCTATCAATCTCGGCAATCGTAGGTTTGCCCCTTTTGAAGTTGATGGGTCAATGCGTGGTAATGCGGAGTATTTCACCAAGTTGGTAGAAACTATTAATGACCCGATTGTTATCTGGGCTTTCTATCAGAAGTTGAAGACATACAAGACGTATGAAAATCCTATCCAATTCCAAATTAATATTCCAAATACTACCGCCTACGTGGAGATGTTGAGAATGAATGCTACTCCCCTTCAGAAATGGGTCATCGCCGAGGTAGAGGCAGGCACTCTTTCGGATGGCTTGGTATCTGACCTATATCACCGATATGTGGCGTGGAATAAGAAGTATCGTGAGGGCAAGGAGGAAGGTCTGTTGAGTTGTAGTTTGTTCGGAAAATATCTGAATGGGTCAGCCGAGGCAAATATGGATTTTGCCGAGGGTCTTGGTGATAAGAAGCGGACGGGTGCGGGAATGGACTTCAAGTGGAATAAACCGAAGATAGTATCAAGTCTTAAGTCTTTGAAGTTATTAATGGACGACTTTGCTTATAGTCAGGCTCCAGAGGATTTGGATGTTGATGAGTTTGCGGAGGCCAAATAAGTTAAACCTTAAAATAATGGAAAATGTAGGAATGTAGGATAATGTAGGAAATGTAGGATATAGGGGTTCTAAATCGGTTTTTGAACTTTTTTTTTGGAGAGGGAAATTATTTTTGAACTTTTTTCTATAGGAGTTTGGACGTTTTATCCTACACTAACTACATTCCTACATTCATATTCTACACGTCCGCTAAACACTAATTAAATGATTAACTACGAAAGTAATATAAAGGTAATACTACAATATAATAAAATGAGCAACCCCGACGACGCAATTATAATCTTTGAAACTGCCGACGCTTTCAAGAACCACATCTGGATATACCCCACCCGCAGAATGGAGATAGGTATTGGTAACAGCGATATGAAAATACTACACCGAGAGTTTGAACATCCCGAGGAATTGGTTGATTGGCTTGTATGCTACACCCAGAAATGGAACTGGGAACTTGAATGTTCCTTCTACAACATTATAAAGGGCGAAGACGTCGTTAATCAGTTTTTAGACCCCCTTGATGGCGGAGATGTCGCCGAAATCCATCGCTATATGGATGAAGAGGAGTTCAACAAAATCCAAGCACGTTTTAGTAGGAAGGAGCCTGTCCAGTTGGAGAAAAATCCCTCCTACAAAAGTAGCAATGGATTTTAAAGTCTATAAAATTGAATGATTTTAAATCTAAACATTAAAATGATATAAAACAATATATTATTTTAAAATGAACGACTACGATAGCGAACTATACGTCCAACTAACTTCTATTGATGGAAGCGAGTGCGTCCATTCCCTTGTTTGGATAAACAGCCCAAACCCGAGAGGCTTCTGTTTCAAGCCAGACCACGTATCCATACCCGCAAAAATGGTAATGGTTACACACTTTAATGGTCGCCTTGAAAACATCCGACATATCGCCAACGAAGATTTGAAAGAGGAACTCCTACACTGGGAGGACAAGTGGGACTGGGTTCATATGCGACCCATTTTCAGTTATACGAGAGGTGAGGATAGGGCTTACGAAATTATCCACGAAGACGACCCCAGTGATGATGAAGAGGAAGAAGATGAGAACCCTACTTCCGTCCAGCAGGTCTGAACTCGGTAGCCTTCGCACTTAACGCTTTCTTCTTGGCGTCAGCCTCTGCCTTTGCCCTCGCATTATTCTCGGCAACCACCCTTTTCCTCTCTATCTCTTTCTTTCTTGCTTCTTCATCAGCAAGGGCTTTCAGCCTTTTTGCCTCTGCCTCTGCCTCTCTTTTTCTTCTTGCTTTATCGGCCTCTGCCTCTCTTTTCAACCTCTGATTATATTCATATACAGCACGTATTTTTTCACCCGAGGCCTTTGCCTTGGAGAACCCATCGGGGTCGGAAAAAGGTGCTTGAGGTAGGTAGGGGTATTTCTGAATGGGATTACGATAGTCGTGAGGAGGGTTGGGGTAAATATCATACAAGATTTCAATACGTTTTCGCAATTCCTCTTCTGCTGTATCCAAGATACGCTGGGCGTCGGCATCACTTCTGTTTGAAATATCAAAAAAAGGATTGTATGTAGAAACGACTTTACCAGATGCTGTAGTCTTTGTTCCAGCAGTATTCGTATTCTGTTGGTCTATTAAATCGCCAGAATGGACGATGGCTTGAAGCATATCAACTAAAGAGTAATCACTGCCCTTAACCGACACCAACGCAGGATGCGGAACTGCCCTATCATCACGGCCTGTTAGACGAGTGTAGGCAGGATTATCCATATACCACTGACGCAATTCGTCGGCCTTGCCCTTCTGGAAAGTATCGGCACCACCTTCCATATCACTATCACTATCGGAACCACCATCCATTGAGAAGCCCATACCAACACCAACAGACCAGTGAGGCGGAGCCTGACTTGGATGGCGTTTTAGATGCCTCGCATATTTGCTGTATAACTTGAGATTTTTTGAAGGTTTCTCCACCTTACGAATGGCGAATGGAGGAGCAGGAGTGCGACCAAACACACGCCCATTCAGACTTCTATTTTCGGTTTTCTTTCCAATTAACATTCGTATGTATCCCGAAGACTTGGAACCACCACCACCGACGTATTCATCGTCATCATCTTGAGAGAAATCCATTATATACTAAAGCACGATAAAAAAAAAGGGGGAATAGACTTACATTCTTTGAAAGCCCCCTTTTGATTTTTTTTTTAATTAATTAAGATTATATACAAAACATACACATTATACAAATATACTATACAAATATACTACATACTATACATCATTTATTTATCTGACTTACCTACCTGATTGGCCAACGCCTGCTCGGCCATCTTAATCTGATTAGCACGCTTGGCCTTGGCGATGGCCTTCTGCTTATCTTGGGCTTTCTTGCGATTGGCCTCTTGGACGATTGCGGATTTCGCTTCAAACTCCGCCTTGGCCTTATCTGCCCTCTTCTTCTCGGCATTCGCCTGCCGAGTGGCCTCGGCCTCCAACTGCTTCGCAGTCTTGGGCTTTTCCTTCTTCTCGGGCTTGGCCTCTGCGATGACCTTCAACAACTCGGCTTCGGCGATTTCTTGCTTTTTCCATCTCGCCTCATCCTCATCGGAAATCCTACAAGCGATACTATAATAGAGGCTTTCCAGATTAGACTTACGCATCAAACCGAAGATGAAACTATCAAGACCTTGGATGGCTTCGGCGATGGTCACCTTGCCCTTGGCCAAGCACCAATCACGGGCGGTGGCGACCCACCCAGCGACCTTAACCACGCCCGCAACCAACTCCAAATCGGCTTCAGTCGCCTCTTTGCCGATACGATTTGGCTCTAATCCCGCATCTACACTGACGACGACGCAGATTTTTTCCGATACTGCGATGATTTGCTCGCCAATAATCTCAAGGATTTTATTATTACGGACGGCCTCGGCATTCTTGGCCTTACAATCGCAACCGCCGATGAAGGAACAATCTCCATTACATTCATCATCGGCCTTCATCTTCCTATTCTCACGGCGGAACTTGAGGACAACATTACGATTACAATCATCGCAACACTGCCCAGATGCGACGGGCTCGGCATTATTACCATACTCGCCCCAATCGCAACCGCAGAAGACGCATTGCTTTTCGGCAGGGACGGCAGGACTATCGCTATCGGCGAAGGACATCTTCACGCATCTTAACCGATGCTTGGAGAACTCAATCCATTTATCCTCTATATCCATTTTGGCCATACCGATGACCATATCACGCAAATCCTCGGAGCCAAGATTGGCGAAGGTCGCTTCATTGGAAGACTTGACCTCACTATCATACATCATATGACCGCAGGACACGCTGAACTTGCGAGAAATATCACCTTTCTCCATTTCTTGGACTTCGGATAGGAGGGGAGCGAAGACGACATTCTTGAGGCCTTGGGGATAGGCACTGGAAAGATTTGCTGGACTTTCATATACTTCCATCGTCCCGCCCTTCGCATCAACGCCTTGCTCCTTACAGAACTCCATCCAATACTCAAGATACTTCTCACGGACGGCTTTCGGAGCATCATCATTCACATACTTATCGGGGAAGACGCCGATAACATTACGGGATTTGATAATGGATATCCTCATCACCTCATTCAACAATGGATTACTCGGATTAGCATTGGGCATCGGAGGCCTATTCTCCAAGCGGGCGACCTCGGCACACCCGCAAGCACTGGGATATCCGAGGCACTTCCACCAAGAAGTCCCCATCATACTACGGGGGACGCAGGGAGGATTACAAACGGACGCATATATATTAGATTTCTTAACTTCACTAATTGACGACATATTATTCAATGATTTATTATTATTTTTGCCCTCCAAACTCTCTTTGGAAAAGCCATCAATTTTTTGGGGGGGTGCCGAGGCACCACTCAACTTAATACCAGCGGGCAACTTAACTTTCTTTGGCTGGATGAACGATAAGAACTCAAAGACGGATACACCCATATCAATCGTCCTCTCCTCCTCACCGAACCACTTCTTACGCATCACTACGAAATTGCCCGTGGGGGCGACACCGCAGGCCTTCGCAATCTGAACGGCCATTTCATTATAGAGCCCGCCCTCCTCGGCATCAAAGAACACGACGAAATACTCCATTATATCGCCTTCTTTAACATACCACTGCTTAACTTCAAAATTATTGGGAAACCACTTCGCCAACAAGGCCTTTCTATTAAACTCGGGATACGGATGACCGAGCATTTCATTCTCCGCAACGGCATCCATCTCGGGCTTGATGACCCACACCTTGGGAGCATTCTCAACGGCACTGGATTTGGCTTGAAAGATTTTATCGGCAAGACTGGACATTTTAATATTATTTACGAATTGATTTTGGAGTGAAATTAATTTCACTTTTTTTTTCAATTTTGGAAACTTGGATTTTAATACTTTAAAGAATTATTAAATTGATTATTTTATACAAACTTTTTACGGCTTGAAAATAATTTCAATTTTTTTTATTACTTATAAAATATAAAATAAATGCGATTTACGATTTTGGAAAATTAAGATTATATCTTGATTTTATTTAATTAATAATATATCTTCTTGAAATTAATTAGTGTTTCAATTTTTTTTTGAACATATAGTAAATCTATAAGTAAATTGAAATCACTAAAAATCTATAACTTTTTTGGAGGCTTGGGAACTTGAACTTAACTTGGCTTAACTTAATATTGGATTTAGATTATATCACTTGGCTTTTAGCAGAATAAAGATTTCAATTTTTTGGATTGAAATATTTATATTTTAAATTATTTGACTTTTGGACTTGGATAAAATAGGTGTTCAATTTTATAAGGAATTGTTACACTAATTTTATTTTGGAGGCTTTGAATATGATTATTTTGATTTTATATCTTCTACAAAAAAGCAAAAAAAGAGTTCAATTTTACGTTTTTTTACTTTTTTTTGGAATGAAAAAAGGGGATATACTTACATCTTGGAAAGCCCTTTTTTTCAGATTATATTAAATTATACGAAATATACAAATATACAAATATACAACATCAAACAACTATACAAATATAAATCTTATCTTAACAGCCGAGAGCCTTCATCGCCATCTTCAACTGATTAGCACGCTTGGCCTTTTCTATTTTCACCTGCTTGGCCAAGGCTTCCTTCTGCTTCTTGGCTCGGCCTTTCTCGGCCTCGGCCTCAAACTTCTCCCTTTCCTTATCGGCCTTCTTCTTCTCGGCATTGGCTCGGCGGGTCGCCAAGGCTTGCTCTTGCTTGGCCGTCAAGGGCTTCTTGGGCTTTTCGGGGGCGGGCATCGCAAGGACTTCGGCCAAGGCCTCGGCTCTGGCTCTGATGGCCTCGGCTTCGGCCTCTTTCTTTTCATTTAAATCCTCACGCATTTCAGACCAATAGCAACCGCACTTGCTATCAAAACACCAACCCTTACTGGCTCTTAACCGCTTGACGCAAGGAGGATTACAGGGGACGCTGTCCTCTATCATTATATCACTATCAATGATGCGACCGCCCCAGACAACCTCATTGGCGTCCAGATTATTCTTCTTCAGATACTGAACTTTACTGATATGATTACGACACCAACCTCCGATACCGCCTCGGCTACACCGAGTGAATAGACTTTTAATTTCATCTTCCTCTTCACTATCACTGCTATCACTATCACTGCTATCATTATCACTATCAATATCAATAACTCTTCTATTACTACTATAGGCCTCACGCATCAACCTTGACGCCCTACTGGTGTCCGAACCAGCCTCCATTAACTTTTTCATACCACCATCAATACCTTCACTATCTACATATACAACTCTCTTATTTGGCCTATCAACGATAACCATACCTTCTGGGCGATTGGATAACATCTCTAACGCCTTCTCTCTCTCTTCTTGAGATTTATAGGATATTTGAAAACTTTTGGACGACATTTTAAGATTAGATTTACTTTGATTATTGCTTGAGGCTTTTGATTTAATAATTTATATTTTGAAACTATAAATTAATTAGTGTTTCAATTTTTTTTTGAACATATAGTAAATCTATAAGTAATCTGAAATCACCAAAAAATATCTCACTTTTTGTATTAAATCTTTCAACTTAATAAAAAAAAATTACTTAACTTCACGCACCAGATTAATTCCAAATAAAATCAAACATTTCTTCAATTCAAGAAGACTATAGTCTTTATAGTTCGGTCGTTCAACCCGTCCAATATCGTCGTAGTATTTATCCAAGAAAGGAATAATATCCTCACGCTTTAATTTATCAAATACCTCTTTATTCATACATTATATAAATATTTATTCAGAACCCGACTAAACGCATTATTGATAGAAATTAAACATCTGCTGTAGTTCAACAATATTATCCGTCAAGTCCGTTGAGTTGCCCCAAAGCAAGATAGCACTAAACAAGGCTGGCGACGGAATAGCGTTTTCAATAC